CGGCCAGGGTGTCGGCATCGAAGCCGGTGAGGTCGAGGTTGAAACCGTCCTCCTGCAAGGCCTCGAGTTCGGCACGCAGCATCGCCTCGTCCCAGCCGGCGTTCTCGGCGATGCGGTTGTCCGCGATCACCAGTGCCCGGCGCTGGGTGGGGGTGAGATGGTCGAGCACCACCACAGGCACGGTCTCGAGTCCCAGCTTCTGGGCGGCGGCCAGTCGGCCATGCCCAGCTACGATCACGCCGTCACTGCCGGCGAGGATCGGATTGGTGAAGCCGAACTCGGCAATCGAAGCGGCGATCTGTGCCACTTGCGCCTCGGAATGGGTGCGGGCATTTCTGGCGTAGGGCAGCAACTTGGCGGTCGGCCACTGCTCGATCTTGTCGGCGAGCCAGGACGCCTTCATGCCACCACCTCGGTTGCCGCCAGTCTCTCGGCCGCGACCTCGTCGAAGGACTGACCGGTCGCGAGCAATGTGACTGGTACGTCCGGATGGTTCTGCCGGAAGCGCTTGATGGCGACGTCCACGTACTCCGGCGCGATCTCGATGCTGCGACAAATGCGCCCAGTGCGCTGCGCGGCCAGCATCGTGGTGCCGCTGCCGCCGAAGGGCTCAAACACGATGTCGCCCGCGTCCGTGTAAGCCTCGATGACGAACTGTGGCAGCGCCACCGGGAAGACGGCCGGGTGATCGATGTCCTGACCGATCTTGCCCTTGTGCCGCATGATGCGGATCACTGAATCCGGAATCTTGGTCTCCTGCGTCACCTGGCCGACGTGATTCCACGCCGTCTTGCTGCCATCCCTGTTGCGCATGCCGCCGGCGCTCGTGCCGTCACCGCGCAAATGGGTGTCGCGCCCGGCGTAGATGTAGGGCACGATCTTGTTGGGGCGGCGAGCCTCGCTGTCCTTGCGGTTGAAGTGAAAGACGAATTCGAAGGCGGGTGCGAGCCGCCCGTTCCAGTCGCCGGGCAGGCCCGGCCCCTGATCCCAGACGTACCAGGCGAAGCGCCGCCAGCCTTGGCTGCGCATCCAGTCGAGCCAGCCGTCCCAGTAAGGCACGACTTCCTGCTCGCGGTGGATCAGCCCGAGGTTGACCAGCACCTGGCCGTTCGCGGCCATCGGCAGCTGGGCGAAGACGCCGCGCATCAGGGCGTCCCAGTCGATGATGGTGTTCGTATAGTCGCGCTGGTTGCCGTAGGGCGGCGAGGTAAAGCAGAGCGCCGCACGCTCCCCAGCCATGAGGCGTTCGATGGCCGAGACATCGGCGGAGTCGGCGCAAATGAGGCGGTGCGGGCCTAACTGCCAGATGTCGCCTGGACGCGAAACCGGGTTCGACGGCGCCTCGGGCACATCGTCAGTAGTGTCATCCCCTGACGCATCAGCGTTCTCGTCCTGCAGTGCCTGCTCGGCACCCACCAGCAGTTCCTCGATCTCCTCGTTGGAGAAGCCAGTCATGGCGAGGTCGTAGCCCGCCTCGGACAACTCGGCCAGTTCCAGCGAAAGCAGTTCCTCGTCCCACCCTGCGTCCAGCGCCAGACGGTTGTCGGCGATCACGTAGGCGCGCTTCTGCGCCGGCGTGAGGCGGGAAAGTTCGATCACCGGCACTTCGGCAAGACCCAGCTTCCTCGCTGCCGCCAGACGCCCGTGGCCGGCAATGATGCCGTTGTCGCCATCGACCAGGATGGGCTGCGTCCAGCCGAACTCGACGATGGAGGCGGCGATCTTGGCGATCTGCGTCTCGGTGTGCGTCCGAGGGTTGCGGGCGTAGGGGATCAGCGTCTCGATCTTGCGATACTCGACGCGCAATGGTTCGGTCATCGGAATGCAAAAACCCGCCGAGCGTTGCCGCCGGGCGGGTCGTCAAAGGGTGGTAACTCGATTCAGGCGGTAACCAGGGTGGTAACTGGTAACCTCGTTTTGCGGCCAGACGCTAGGCAAATGCCGCGCTCGCGCCCCCCGCATCGGATTTTGGGTAGGAAGGACCCGTCGATTGTCCGAAGGGCTCCGCAATCATCTGATTGGCATCAGCCATCAGGTGTTCGCATGGGTTCGCATCTGTCGTATTGGGTGGCCGCGATCTGAGGGGTACATCCTCTGCCCACACCGCTGTCCTGACCATAGCTGAAACTGTATGCTCAAACCGGGTAAAACGCGACAGGGGGTGTTTTGGCAACTATCATCACCATCCCGCATTACCCTGCACACCCCATCAACTTGCCGTGACTTCATTCAGTGGCCCTTGTTCAGGTGTAGGGTGACCAGATGGATGGCCGCATCAAAGCGGCGCTGAGCGGTGCGAGCCGCGCAGGCAAAGCGCCGACCGATCTGCTCCCAACGATAGCGGCTTGATCGCATCCAGATGAGATGCCGTTGCTCGACTTCGAGCCATTGCATCCAGCGCATCGTCTCCAGCATCCGCTCGATGGCCTCCGGGCTCGGCGGCAGGGGTCGGTACAGCCGCTCGGGGTCGGGGTAGCGATCGGGCATTTGGAAGGCCAGTGCCATCCACGGATTGAAGTAGCCTTCCGGTTTGACCCTTGGTAGCCTGTGCGCGGTTTCGGTCGCCTCGACAAACCGGGCGGCGACTTCCTCGGCAGTCCATTGAGTCGTGCTGTCAGTCATGGCGTTTGCCTCCGTTGCCGTACAGGCGTTCCCCCAGCCTGCGCACGAATTCCTTCTCGACCCAGTCCAGCCGGTCATCGTGTTCGGAGACCACCAGGATGTGGTCATTGCGCCAACCCTCGCGCTTGACGGCGTCCAGATCGGGGGTGGTCGGCTGCAGATTGCCCAGGGGACATCGGTAACGATATTGCGGCACTTTCATGTCACACCCCCTCTGCTGCCATCTTGATCGCCAGGTACAGCAAGGCGATGGCGTCGGCCTCGTTGTCGTCAACCGGGGCGTGGCCACGGTCTCGTACGGATGCGATCATCTCGTCCTTGCTGGCGTTGCCTTTGCCGGTGGCGTGCTTCTTGATCGTGCCGACCGGGATGCCCTGGTACGGGATCTGGTGGTGCTCGCACCAGGCGGTGAGCTGCCCCATAAAGCCGCCGTAAGCGTGGGCGGCGTCGACACCGACGTGGCGGCGGACTTCTTCGAACACCACCTGATCGATGCCGTCATTGCACTGTTTGACGTCGGTGAGCCAGCGCTTGAACCGAAGGAAGCGCATGCCCCCGCCTTCGAAGCGATGTGGTTTGAAGGATTGGCTGCCACTGGTGATGCTGCCGTCACGGCAGGCCAGTGCCCAGCCAGTTTGGGTGCCCAGATCAAGGGCGAGGATGGTCATTGTGTTCATTGGTCACTCCATGCGTTTTTGGCATTTGGTGACCGAAGGTGACCCGTTTCTCGTTAACCGCTCGCGCCTGCGCGCGTACACGTGTAGAGAGATAACGATATGCCGGTCACTTTCGGTCACCCATTCGGATCAGTCATCGCGGTAGGGCATATAGCCGCCCGGATCGCGGGGTTTGAGCGAGATGCCGGACAGGGCTTTTGCCCCGCCATGCAGGCGTGTCCGCGCAAACCCACGGTTGATGAGTTGCTGGGTGAGCCAGCGGCTGGTACCCACATACTCACCACGCCGTTCGGCCCGCTCGCGCCAGCGTTGGTAGATCGCGGAAATCGCCTCGCGCGCCACGGGCGACTGCTGACAGTCCTCGTCAAGGAATTCACCGATCGCGTCCTCCTCTTCGAAATACTCATCGGTGGCATCGAGCACCTGCTGAGGCGGATCGAGTCGGCCCAGGCGCTGCCACTCCAGACACCCTTGAACCGCCCAGGCCAGAATCCCGTCCCGTTCGGCCAAGAGCTTTTGCTGCAGGTGCGGATCTCGCCGCCCCGGTGGGACGGTGATCGTGAACGGAATCAGGTGGAGCCGCCGTTTCATCGCTTCGTCGATGTTGCGGATGGCCGGCTTGTGATTGCCCGCCACGAACAACTTGAATTGCGGCCAGAACTCGAAGAAATCCTGGCGCATGAAACGCGCGGAGATCTTGTCACCCCCCGTGAGACTCTTGACCTTGGATTCGGCCCAGCGTCGCCCTTGCTCGGTTTCAATCGCCGCCACAAAACGCGCACCACGCAGACCGGCCATATCGGTCGGGTGCCGGTCCGTGCGGGTTTCCATGAACGTGTCCATGGGTGCGTTGGTGGCGTAGTCACCCAGGATGGTGGCCAGGGTGTTCACGAACACCGACTTGCCGTTCGCGCCGGTGCCGTATAGGAAGAACAGCGCGTGCTCCTGTGTCGATCCGGTCAGGGCATACCCTGCCATCCGGGCGAGATAGTCCTGAAGGGCCTGATCGCCACCTGTGACCTCATGGAGGAATTGCCGCCATGTCGGGCAATCCCCCGCCGGCGTGGCGGTGGTGATCTTGGTCAAACGATCCAGACGATCATGAGCGCGCAGCACGCCGTTTTTGAGGTTCACCACGCCGCCTGGCGTGTTCAGCAGCCAAGGGTCTGCATCCCACTCGTCAGCAGTAGCCGCATGACGCCGGTCGGAGCGTGCAAGTCGTTCCAGCCCGGCCACGGTGCCACTGCTGGCGAGCTTGGCCGCGATCCGGTGCGAATCGGCCTTGAGGGCAGCCTCACGACAAATCTGGCGCATCAGGTGGTGCGCGGCCAGCGTCTCCTCGGTTTGCCAGCGCTTGCCGGTCCAGTACACCCACTTGCCCCATAACGCGACATAGCGCCAGTCTTGGGCATACCGACTTGAGAATGTCAGCGCCAGTGCGTCTTCCGTCGCCCAGACCGATTGCTCGGTAGGATCTATTGTTTGCGCAGACTCTGCGTTCGACTGGAAATGAATACGCTCCCCGTCGGCAATGAAGCCCTGCACATCAAAACCTTCAGCAACTGCATCGGCCGCATCCCACCCATCCGCAGCACCATTGGGTGCATCTGCTGTCGGGTTGGTTGGCGGTATCAACACCGCGCAATGCTGGGCACCCGCTGCCATGACCGCCTCGGCTGCATTCATCGCATATTCCCAACCCGGCTTGTCGCGGTCGGGCCAAATCAGGACGTGCTTGCCTTGGAGAGGCGACCAGTCGGTCTTGTCGATCGGTGCATTGGCACCGTGCATCGCAGTGGTGGCGCAATAACCTGCATCGATCAAGGCCTGGGCGCACTTCTCGCCCTCGACAAGGAT